CGCGGGTACTGGCTCATCCAGTGGAATAGGTGGCGCTGGTGGAGGACAATTGTCCGCTGGTGAAACTGGAGGCAGTAGCAACCCCAGCATACCCGGCAGACCAGTTGTTTTGGTTGACTACGATACTGGTAGCTCATGGCGTTTTTGTCAGGGTTCTGGGTCAACTGTTACAACTGCTAACTTGTGCGATGCTTTGTTCCATGGCGGTGGTGGCGCAGGACAAACCAATGCACCAGCCGGTAATTCAGTATGGGGTGGCGGCGGTGGCGGCGGCTGCTTCACGTCAACAGCGGCGGGCACTTCACAATATGCTGGCAATGGCGGTGCGGGTGGCAGTGGCGCGACAAGTGGCACGGCTGGAACAGCACCGTCTGGTGGCGGTGGCGGCACAAATACTGGCGCGACATCAGGCGCGGGCGCAGCTGGTCAAGTCATCATCACTGTCTTCCCGGCGTAAGGAGCGAACATGACAACCTATGCTGTGGTCGTAACTGCGACAAACATCTGTGACAACGTGGTGGTGTGGGACGATGCATTCGGCCCGTGGAACCCGCCTGCGGATCATTACACCGTTGACATTGACGGGTTGGAAGTTGGCATCGGCTTCTACTATGACCCTGCAACGCAAGTGTGGACTGCGCCACCGTCTATTACGGCCTCGTTCAATCCAAGCCCGATCTTTTTGGGTCAGTACACAACGCTGACTTGGTCTTCTGAGAACGCAACGAGCGTGACTGTGAATGGCGTGGCGGCTGATCTGAACGGTTCGCAAGCATTTACGCCCGACAAAATTGGCAAGTTCAGCGTGAACGTGACGGCCACGAATGTGGCGGGCTCTGTGTCATACACAGCAACGGTCAATGTTGTCGCCACTCAAGCAGAATTGGTGAACTGACATGGGAACGCTCAAAACCATCAACGTCGTCCACCCCTCTAGTGCGACAAACAACATTGTGCTCGATAATTCAGGCAATGTTACGGGCGGCAACAATTTATCCGATGCCAAAGGTGAAGTTCGCACTGTTCCAGTAAACAGCCAGACGGGCGCATACAATCTTGCTTCAACGGATGCTGGTAAATTCATCAGCATCACGACGGGCGGCGTGTCGGTTCTGACATCCAGTGCCTTCACTGCCGGGCAGTCTGTTTCCATCTACAACAACAGCGGAAGCAATCAAACAATCACGCAGGGCGCATCTGTGACCATGTATTTGGTTGGGACGGCTACAACCGGCAACCGTACATTGGCGCAGCGTGGTTTCTGCACGATCTTCTGCGTTGCATCCAATACCTACGTTATCACTGGCGGAGGTCTGACGTAATGACTGCCTATAATGTTCTGGCTGGCAGCTTTACCATTGCAACGACGCCTATTGATTATTTGATCATAGCTGGCGGCGGCGGTGGTTATGTGCCGGGCGGTGGCGCGGGCGGTTATCTGTCGGGGACCGCGAACCTTGTTGCTGGAACATACTCCATCACTGTCGGCGGCGGCGGTGCAGGATCAACAACAGGTGCTACTGGCAGCAACTCTACCTTCAACAGCCTGACGGCGACCGGCGGTGGCGGCTCTGTCGCAAACAATGCCGGTCAAGGTAAAACTGGCGGCAGCGGCGGCGGCTCGTCTCGCATATCAACCACACCAGTTGCTGGCGGTCTTGGAACCGCTGGACAGGGCTTTGATGCCGGTACAGCCGCAGGCAACGGCTCTCTCTCCAGTAACTCTGGCGGTGGCGGCGCGGGTGGTTCTTCGGCAAATGCCACGGGCGCAACATCCACGGTTGGCGGTGCTGGCGTTGCATGGGTAGACAGCGTTACAAGAGCCAGCGGCGGTAGTGGCATCGGGTCTACGACCCGCACTCCGGGCGGGGGTGGTGCTGGTGGCGCGAGTACAAATCCCGGCGGCGCAGCAACAGCCAACACAGGCGGCGGTGGCGGCGGTGGGTTTAACGCTGGCGGCGCCGGCGGCTCTGGTGTGGTTATCATCCGCTACCCAGACACCTATCCAGATGCTGCATCAACGACCGGATCGCCTACATTTACAAACACTGGCGGGTTCAAGACATACACATTCAACGCCTCTGGCAGCATCACCTTCTAGGACAGGTTCATGGCTCACTTTGCCGAAATTGATGAAAACAACATCGTCCTACGAGTGATCGTGGTGAGCGATCTTGAGTGCAAAGACAGCAGTGGCAATGAGAGCGAAGAGGTCGGCGCTCTCTTTTGCGCGAATCTCTTTGGCGGAACATGGAAGCAAACTAGCTACAACGCTCGTATCCGAAAAAACTATGCGAGCATTGGGGCTAAATTTGACGCCGAGAAGGATGCCTTCATCCCTCCACAACCTTTCGCGGGTTGGGTGATGGATGAAGAAACATGTCAGTGGAAAGCGCCAAACTCTCCTCCAGATGACGGCAACTTGTATTACTGGGATGAGCCAACACAGTCGTGGGTTTCCTCTTCGGGAGCAACACAATGACCTTGATCCTGAAGGCTAAGTAAATGGCAATCATCATCAACGGATCCACTGGCATCACCAATACAGACGGCACTGTGAGTGCCCCGTCTGTAAGCGGCACCGATTCCAACACCGGCATGTTTTTCCCGGCTCCTGATACGATTGCTTTCGCTGAAGGCGGCGTGGAATCCCTGCGGATCAATAGCGATGGGCAGTTAGTTACATCGGCTGGGTCAGCTTCGCTTCCAGCCATTACAACTTCTGGGGACACGAACACGGGCATCTTTTTTCCCGCCGCCGACACAATGGCCTTCGCAGAAGGCGGCGTCGAAGCAATGCGGATCAATTCCTCTGGGCAAGTAGGCGTAAACGCCAGTCTTGGGATCGGAACTCTCACACCAACGCAAAGATTGGACGTCTTCAGAAACGCTGCTGACTATTCAACGATGGCGATACGCAACACCGTCTCATCGTTGAACATTGCAATTTCTGGCGCTGGAGACGCTCAAATTATTCAAACTGGAGATTTCCCGCTTCAGTTTGTGACAAACAACATTGAACGCTTGCGTATGACAGGCGGTGGCGAGGTCTGGATCGCAGGCTTCACAGATCGCGGTAGCTTCAATCTTCAGTGCAACGGGACAGGTGTCTGGGGCGCCGGCGCTTACACCAATGGCTCTGACGTGCGCATCAAAGAAGATGTGTCTCCGATTACGTCTGGCCTTGATGTCATCCAGAAGATGAACCCTGTCCAGTTCCGGTACAAGGCAGATTGGTCAAAAGACCGTAGTATGCAGCCCGGATTTATCGCGCAGGAGCTTCAGCAGGCGCTTGCCGGTCAGGACTACTTGGAAGGCGTTGTAAGCAGCGGGCCTGAATATCTGAGCGTTGCATATCAAACCATCATCCCTTTGCTGGTTAAGGCAGTTCAAGAACAGCAAACGCAAATTGATGAGCTTAAGGCTCGCATTGAAGCATTAGAGGGGAAGTGACGTGGACCACCAGACGCTTATGAATGGCGCTTTCATGATTGCTACTGGCGTTGGCGGGTGGTTCGCGCGCGAGATGTGGGGCGCGGTCAAAGAACTCCGCGAAGATCTGCACGACATTGAGACGGATCTTCCAAAGAACTACGTCATGAAAGTCGATCTCGACAAGCGCATGGAACACATCGAACAGATGTTCCAGCGCATCTATGACAAGCTGGACGGAAAGGCTGACAAATGAGCAGCGCAGAAGAAAAACAGGAAAAGATGGCTCTTGAGATGGCCGCGTCGTCCAGCAAAGGCGCGCTGGTCGAGAAGATCGTCTTCGCTGGCATCCCGATCCTGTTCTCATGCGTGGTCTACCTTATGGGCAGCCTGTCCAATGCCAGCAATGAGATCATCCAACTCAAATCCAAGATCGCAGTGGTCGTGAACGCCGAGAACAAGGCGATCCCGCCGCAGGGCACGACCATTGACATGGCCCAGATCCGCGAGAGCCTGAACGACAAGATCGACAAAGTGGAGCGTGACGCGGCGCTGGCTCGTGCTGCCATGACACTGGACCGCGAAAAGTCGATGGCTGCAATTGAAAAGAGCCGCATGGATATGACAGCAGACGCCGCTGCGGCCCGCGCTGGAATCCGTTTTGACATGGAGCGCATCCGAGCCGATCTTGATAAGCGGCTTCACGTCCTAGAGCAGAAGAAATGATCACCACAAAGGTGGTCCTCATAGCTTGGATGCTTGATGTTCAAACGACGAATGTCATGTACTTCATGCCAATCATGGTGATGCAAGATGATGCAACGTGCCAAAGAGCTTTGGTTGACCTTAAAGACACGCACAAGCGAGGCTATGCATACAATCTCGCAATTCGTGGCGCGTGTATTCCGGCGGACATAGGGGGATAGAATGGACATTCTCAAGACGGTGGGGCCGCTGCTTGGCCAGTTAGCGCCGACCATCGCAACGGCTCTCGGCGGCCCACTAGCTGGACTTGCCACCAAAACCCTGTCGAATGTCCTTCTCGGCACAGAAGACGGCTCTGAGGCCGACATTGCCAAAGCAATGCAGAGCGCCACGCCTGATCAGCTTGCCGCGATCAAGCAGATCGACGCTGACTTCAAGGTCCGCATGGCGGAACTGGAGATCGACCTTGAGCGGATCTCGGCCGGTGACCGCGACAGCGCCCGCAAGCGCGAAATGTCAGTCGGTGACCACACGCCAAAAATCCTCGCCGGCACGATCACACTCGGGTTTTTCGGAATTTTGTTCTGGATGTTTGTCTACGGCGTCCCGAAAAACGGCAACGAGGCCTTGCTGTTAATGCTTGGCGCTCTCCAGACCGCGTTCACAGGCGTCATCGCCTACTATTTCGGCTCGTCGGCTGGCTCTAAAGCCAAGACTGAAGCTATGGCCAGAGGGGACAAGTGATGGACTTCAAGGGCGCCGCGCGCAAGGTT